GGAAGTGCAAAAAGCACAATCTAACCTCGTTAAATCTGTAGCTTCTGAAGTAGCAAAAATTCTAAAAGCTGATTCTGAAGGCGGCAGTTATGCTGGTGCTGATGTAAGCGGTGATGAAAGAAAGGCTAAAGCTACTGGTGGTACACCTCAAAGTGCTGATGATTCTGAATCAGACGCTGGAACTAGTTCTAAAATAGAGGACCAGCAAAACACAATACAAGCCGCTGACATGGGTGACGATGACGAAGAAGACATCGACAAAGACAATAATGGTAACGGTGATGAAGAAGAAGAGAAAGGTATGTATAAAGAAGGCGACGATGACGAGGCTGCAGACGAGCCTATAGAAGAGAAGGGAGAGGACGAGGATGATGATATGGAGAAAATGCAGAAGCAATTAGAATCTTTGAAGAAGCAACTTGCTGACACAGAGGCTAGTATGCAGAAAGCAGTTCAAGCAGAATCCGAAGACAGACTAAGAAAAATGGGCTTTAGAGAGGAAACTGGGTTACAAGCTCCAAGAGTAGTGAATGGATTAGGCGTAGATGGTTCTACACCAATTCAAAAATCATCTGCTGTGGATACACCAGACCAACTAGCTGAACTTTCTTATTCTGAATTACGAAGAATGCAACACCAAATAGAATCTGGAAACACTGATGGTGTTCCTAGGGAACTATTAGGATAAAAAAACAAACTATAGGAGATAAAAAACATGGCTAACCCAAGTTTATCGGAATATCTGGCACAGTCTCAACGAGGTTTGTATCAGTCTGTATTCGGTCCTGAATACCTACAGAAACAAACATACTTTACAGTTGACACTGCTACAGGAATATTCAACACAACATACGGTAGAAAAGTCTGGCAGGCTCTAAACAACCAAACCAGATTCTTCAACGCTATCCCAAGAGTGGTTTGGGGTAACACAGCTGGTTGGAGGGTAAGAACTGATAGAGGTTCTAGCCGTTCAAGACCAGTAACTGAAACTGGAAGTTTGCCAACAGTTGACGTTTCCAACATTGAAACAGTATCTAGTTTACCTAGAATAGTTTCAACTACATTCGGTGCTTCAGTGAAGTCAGTCTTTACTGCACAACTCGAAGGTGGTGTTGGTGATGTTCTAGCTTTGGAAAACGAAAATGCTCAGTTAGACCACATAAAAGAAATAAACGAAGAGCTTCTAGCTGGTTCAGGATACTTATGTTCAGCTGGTGCAACAACAACCTTTACAGTTCCGGCAGCTATTGCTAAACACTTTAAGATTGGTGATGCAGTATCACAACATGACAACTCAGCAGGTGGATTTGACAGAACCTCTGGTTCCGTTGTTTCTGCTGTAAACACCTCAACCGGTGTTGTTACAGTTGCTTCAGGTACTACATTTGCCAACTCAGACGTAGCATTCATCTATTCAAGAGCTGGTATGACATCAATTGATGATGTTGTGGCAGAAGATGGTTCCGCTATCGGTGGTGGTACAAGCTCAAGAACTAGAGCATACGACCTAACATTAGGTGGTAGAACTGCTGGTGATTGGAACGCAGCTGCTTCTGTTTCTTATAACTCAGGAACAGGACGAGCTCTAAGTCTAAACTTACTAGATACCGCAATCCAGAAAATTAGAACAAATGGTGGAGAACCAAAACTAATACTTTTGGGTCACGACCAATACTTCAACTTAGAAAGATTGCTTAATAGTAACCAGAGATACTTAGGACAAGAAGAGTACCAAGTGGGTGTAGGTTCTGAAAGAACTTTCCCCGGTACAAGAACTGGACTAGTTCTAGCTACTTACCAAGGTATCCCAATCATCCCAGACGCTGACGTAGCTAAGTCTGTATCAACAGCTGATGCAGTTCTTGGTTCAAATGTTTACGTTTTGGATACTGATTACATAGAAATCGCTGTTGCTCAACCTACGCAGTATGTAGAGAACAGAGATTACTTCGCAGCAAACGCACTAGTTGTTAGAGGATTACTCTACACTATGGCTGAAATGCGATGTAAGAACATTTTTGTACAAGCAAAAATAGCTGACCTAAACTCATAAAGTTTAGTGATGAACCTGCGGGGGTGCTACGGCACCCCTGCACTTTTGATAAATAGTATATTTTGTGAGGACTATCAAGTGGCCAATGAGGACACACAAGTGAATTTAGCAGTTTATATGGAACGATTAGATTCTTATATTTCAAGTCAGAACGCCCTTAACGAAAAACTTTCCCTAAACCTAGAGAAGGTTGAAACCCAAGTCGATAATATATCTGAATGGCGTAACAAAATGTATGGAATGAAAAGTATTCTTTTAGCAATAGGGATATTAGTTGTACATACCTCAGCTGTAATGGGTAGCTTTGTAGCTATCATAAATTTTAAATAAACAGGAGAATATATAAATGGCTAACGAAAGACACACAGATTATAGAGAATGGGATATAGATAATTCTACCAGAAGTTCAGTTCATACATATAATAGATATGTTGCAATCTCTAATGCTGCTAGTACAACTGCAGAAGATGTATATAGTATAGTAGCAAGTGGTGGTGAGAAAGCAACTAACTGGATTTTGAATCCGGGAATAGAGGGAACTAATGTTGATGAATTTGTAGTCACGGGTTCAGCCGCTGCTAGGGATACAGGACAACAGTCTGAAGGAGCTGCGTCACTACTAGTAAACCCAGATAACTCAGCAGTAGGAGAAGGATTTTATTGGGAATCTCCAAAAATAGCACGAAGTGTAAACCCACAACATATAACAGTTCAATGTGAACACAGAGGTGCTTCTGCTTCTGGAACAGTAGAAATCAATATTACAGATTCATCTGGTACCGAATTAGCTTCTTCAGGAAGTTCTAGCTTAGATACTAGTTGGGTAGCTATAAATACCCAATATACTATACCCGCAAATACAGATGCTGCAAGTTATAGACTATATGTGGTTACCCCAGCTCAACACAACATAAACTTTTATATAGATAAAATAATGTTTGAAGTTAGGGAAGATACCACAGCAGTTTCCACTTACCTAGATGGTAACCAAACCGGAGCTGAAGGTAGTCTTTATGAATGGACAGGTACTACAAATTTATCTACTTCAATTAAAAAGCCAGCTATGTCTGTTATTCGAGGATTCCAATTTAAGAATCAGTCTGGTACTGCTGCTGATATTATTTATATAGCATTTGATACGACTGCGACGGCATCGAATGGGATACCAATTTATGGTGGTCAAACGCTAGACACAAATTTTCCATTAGATTTCAGAGGTAAGATATCAATGATAGCGGCACAAGGAACCCCAACACTTACAGGTGTAATCTGGGGAATAGCGGATTAATAATATGACTACACAAGCTATTCAAACAGAGGTGGGGGAAATTCCTAATCCAGCAAACTGGTTAGATAACAGTGATGAACCTTCTGTTCTTGATTTAGGTGACCCAAGTATATTATTCTTAGAAAAATCTCTAGATGGTAAGGTATCTCGAAAAGATATTTCACCAGCATTGGATGAGTACAAAAGATTACATAAGGCAGGAATTGCTTCCCCAGCCGAATTATTAACCTTATCTAGGGCTTATCCTGAAAATGGTATTTACACCAAGGCATTAGCTAAGATGGATATAGCTGATGATGACAAACTTGTTATTGGGGGACCGGCTTCGATTGAATTAGTTGACAGAGAGGGTCACTTGATAACAACAAATGCCTTATCTAAAGCCTTTGATAAATATATGGATAATTTTAGAACCAGAAATGCAATGGTTCTTCATTCTGATGTACAAGTAGGTTGGGCTCTACCTGCTTACATAAGTAAAAGTGGTCAGATATTTAAGTCAGGAGTGAATGGGAATGGGTTATTCTTTATAACCGAGCTTAGAAATGACACAAAAATCTCAAAAAAGGTAGCCGAACAAATACATAGTGGTAAATTAAAGAGCTATAGTATTGCTGGGAGTGCAATAAAGACTCAAAATATACAAAAAGGACTACAAGATGTTATGCAAGTAGATGAATTAGAGCTTGCAGAAGTAACAGTTTGTGAGAAAGGTGTTAATCAAGGAGCTTCTTTTGATATCATAAAGGCTGATAATGCTGCAACTTCAACCTGTATAGATGGAAGTTGTTTAGTAAAGGATGAAGAAGATGAAGAAGAAAATAAAAAGTTTCAAAAATCTGAGGTCAGTTATCAGAAAGCTACTGAAGGACAATTAAAACATGGCTTTAGTTGTGGTACATGCGATTTTTTCGTGAAAGAAGATGGGAGCTGTTCAATAGTAGAAGGCTCAATAGATGCTGATGATTGGTGTACAAGACACAGTGGAAACACACATGAAGGTCCATCGGATGATGAACCAGTTCAAAAACAGGAGGTGAACTTAATTATGACGAAAGATGGAGAGATTGATTTTACTAAATCATTTTTAGATTATGTAAAGAAAGAGATGCCCCAAGATGGAATTGAGGCGTTTCCTATTTTATATAACACTCAAGCAAGACAGGAAGAGCATCACAGGCTACTTGACAAGTATGGATTCCCTAGTGAGCTGGAACCTGAATATGCCAGAAACACCCCCGTGTCAGAGGAAGACCCTACAGGACATAGGTATGTTCCGTGGGCAGTGAATGCGGCTGGAGACAGTATAGGTATGCGTCATTACGATGAAGCTTTGACTGTTCCTCAAGTTGGGAAGTACCAAAAAAGAGGTGTGGTTGAAGGAGGTAATTCAAATGAGACTCCTGTATCTGAAATGAATACAACTGAGGGGTTTAATAATTTACTTTCTGCTATAACAGCTGAAAAAATAAAAGCCAGTGGAACCCAAGACTCAGGGGAAATTGAAATAAAAATTTCAAAAGCTGATGATTTTTTCAACTGGATGGCACAAGACCAAAAACATTTATATAAAGAGTCTTGTCCTTGTGAGTTCTGTTTTCAGAAATCTTCTGATTATAAAGGAACGGTTGAGAAGCCTACAAATTTTTTAGATTAAAGGCTGTAGATAATCCTTTCGCAGTTGCTACAGCCCAAGCGAAAAAGATGGGATATGAGACTTTTAAGGAAGGAAGTTTAGGCGAAAAGAAACGAGATGAAATAGCTGAAGCCCTAAAAAGGAAAAAATAAAACGGCTAGTATAATAATATAGATAGAAAAACTATCAATAAACTAGGAGGAATAAAC